CGCTACGACTTGTGCTTTGGCGGCTGTACCACTCGTATCAGCTGGCTGCGCCCCTACGCAAAGCCACAACAATGAAGCACGGGCCATTCAGTCCCGCATTGTTGACGTTGCAAACACCACGGCCTTCAGCGAGGAGATGATCTCTTACGCTGTTGAGTTCGTTGGTCATGTCGTCCCAGTGTGGAACAAGGGGGTTCCTCTGGAGATAGCAGAACTACGCCTGCTACAAGACAAACCCATGCAAATCTCTCGTCGCGTGCAAGAGGAGCAGCACCTCGCAGGTGGCTCAACCAATCTCACAACCAAATCCTTTCAGAAGAAGGAGGTGTATGCCAAACCAGGCGACCCACGCCTCATCAATCAGGTGCCCACTGACCACACAACTCGGCTCGGCTGTTTCTCAGCAGCTATCAAGAGCCACTTTCGCAAGACCGCAGGCCGATGGTTTTATGTAGGGAAGACTCCCCTGCAGATTGCCAACGGCTTGCGCGGGCTGCAGAGCAGTGTTGGCAAGCAACTGGTCGGTGGTGACTACAGCCGCATGGATGGCCGCACCAGCGTTGACTATCGGCGCTATGTGTTGGAGCCCATTTATATGAGCTACTTCGACTGCAAATACCATCAGGAACTGAAGAAGCTGCTGGAGAGTGAGCGCGCTGCGTTTACCCGTACCAGCAAGTTTGGCGTTCGCGCCAGCACCAGCGGTGCTAACCTATCAGGATCGGGCGTTACAACAGATCTCAATACGCTCGACGCCGCTTTCAACGAGTATGCTGCATGGCGCATCTACGGCTTAGGCCCCGGCGCTGCGTACTCAAAGTTGGGTGCTTACTTTGGTGATGACTCGGTGGTGGACCCAGAGATCTTTGACGATGTCGTCAAGGTCGCTGCCCAGAACGGCATGAAGATGGAGCGGGCACCTACCAGCGGGAGCTGGCCCGGGGTGCATCGTGTTTCTCGCACGTGTTTACCCAGATATCCGGACGTGCCTAGCGTCCCACCCAGTAGTGGTGAGAAACTTGAGCAAGCTTTGCGTCGTCACTGTCGGGCCCGCAGCCAGCCCGAAGGACCTGATGATCAAGCTGCACTTAAAGGTGAGCGGGGTATTAACTACTGATGGCCATGTCCCGGTCATTTCAGACTACGCCCTGGCTCTACGACGCGTGTATAAGTTGGAGCAATGGGCCGCCAAACCCTCAGAGTGGGACAGCGCTGCATCGCAGGACGCTGATTACTGCCGAAAGGTGGCGAACGGACCCTACCCATACCATCCTTCTGACCGCGACGTGCTGCTGCCCTCAGTGGCAGCTGGACTGGGGATCTCAGTGGAGGAAACCTTGTTGCTGATTGAGCGGATCAAAGCCGCTAACAGCCCTGCGGACCTCGCCTCTATAAGCCTTGCGAGGCCCAACGAGGATTTGCCCGAATGGGCACGCTGGGTCCCTATGCGCCCGCCAATATAAAGCCATGAAAATGGTTGCGGCTAATAACCGTAAGAAGAAGAACAAGGCTACGCGTAAATCTGTCGTAACTGTTCGTCGATTGATGAAAAGGAAGCGCATCGACGCCTCCTGGGTCAGGTTGCTGAGGGATCCTTGCCTTGGGCCGCTCACGCGCCCACCGTACGAAGGAACTGATTCTGGATACCTAATCCGGACAGTGGAGCAGAAGGGAATCACAGTCACCGGCACCTTCACCGTTGGTGTTGTTGCTCCAGTTGATGTCATATTCACTTACTGCCCCTCCTCCTACACCTCTACAACGGGATACGTTCTCGGGTCAGCTAACGCCGGTTCCAGCATCACCACCTCCGCCCTTGGTGGGGGTGCTTTTGTCGCGCAGTCTAGCACTGTTGGCCGCTTTCGTGCTGTTGCTAGTTGTCTTAAATTTGTGCCTAACGGCGCAGCGTTCACAAGGTCTGGCTCAATAGCCCCCTTTTACGACGCAGGCCAGGTCATTGCCTCTGGTGTCAGTGCCGGTGCTTCCCAGCTCGCAAATCGCGGGCTCCGCATCGATGCGATTGGCGCCTGTATGCATGAGATCAATTGGCTACCCACTTTCTCAGACGAGAGCTGG